GAGCAGTGGGCAACTCCGTTTGCTTGGAACTACATGAGATCACGATTACGATCTACCGATCCTGAACTTCCAGTATATATGAGAGCTACCACTAATCCCGGAGGTCGAGGACATCACTGGGTTAAGAAGATGTTTATTGATCCTGCTCCATATAACAGGGCATTTAATGCTACAGATATAGAGACAGGAGAGGATTTAAAGTACCCATCAGGGCATGAAAAAGCAGGTAAGGCACTATTTAAAAGAAAATTTATACCTGCAAGATTGACTGATAACCCCTATCTATCTACATCTGGTGACTATGAAGCAATGCTTCTTTCGCTACCAGAACAACAAAGAAGACAGTTACTAGAAGGTGATTGGGATATTAAAGAAGGCGCAGCCTTTACAGAGTTTGATAGAAATATACATGTTATTGAACCTTACAGCATACCAAATAACTGGGTAAAGTTTAGGGCATGTGACTACGGATACGGAAGTTATTCGGCTGTGGTGTGGATAGCAGTAGCTCCTAGTGAACAATTAGTTGTATACAGGGAACTATACGTATCAAAAGTATTAGCTACAGATTTAGCTGATATGATACTGGATCTAGAAGCAGGCGATGGAAATATTCGGTATGGTGTGTTGGACAGTAGCCTTTGGCACAAACGTGGGGATACTGGCCCATCTCTGGCAGAACAGATGGTACAACGAGGTTGCCGCTTTAGACCGTCAGATCGCAGCAAGGGTTCGAGAGTCTCAGGAAAGAATGAACTCCATAGACGATTACAAGTTGATGAGTTTACAGAAGAACCAAGATTAGTGTTTTTTAATAATTGTACAAATATAATATCACAGTTACCTGCACTACCTATAGATAAGAAGAATCCAGAAGATATTGATACACACTCAGAAGACCACTTGTATGATGCTTTAAGATATGGTATAATGTCAAGACCACGTTTTAGCATATTTGATTACGACCCTAATGCAAATCAAACAAATCGTATGCCAGTTGCGGATGCGACATTTGGATATTAAGGAAATTACATGGCAGAAGAAGAAATAGCAATAGAAGAAAATATGGTAGCTTTAGAGGATACTGATAATTCTATAGTAGAAGATATAGCAGCATCTAATATTATTCCTTTTGTACAGGAAAGATATAAAAAAGCAGAAGACTATAGAGAACAAGATGAACAACGATGGCTAAGATCTTATAAAAATTATAGGGGTATATACGGTTCTGATGTACAGTTTACTGAAGCAGAAAAGTCAAGAATATTTATCAAGGTTACAAAAACAAAAACATTAGCTGCCTATGGACAAATTATTGATGTTCTTTTTGCGGCAAATAAATTTCCTCTTACTATAGAGCCTACTAAATTACCAGAGGGTGTAGTTGGGGATGTAAACTTTGATCCACAAAAACCTGAACAACTACGTGGAGAAATAGGAATAGATGCTCCATATGGTTTTGCAGGAGATGGCAAAGAATTACCTGCAGGCTCAACACAAAAATCTTTAACACTTGGGCCTTTAGAAGAAAAACTTAGTGAGATTACTGGATTAGAAGAAGGTGCAGGTAAAACACCTTCAGCAATGACATTTAGCCCTGCTATGATAGCAGCAAAGGGTATGGAAAAAAAGATACACGATCAGTTACAAGAGTCAGGTGCAAATAAACATCTAAGAAGCACAGCATTTGAGATGGCTTTATTTGGAACTGGTGTAATGAAAGGACCATTTGCTATTGATAAAGAGTATCCTAATTGGAGTGAAGATGGTGAGTATGACCCAACAATAAAAACAGTACCACAAGTTTCCCATGTATCAGTATGGAATTTTTATCCTGATCCTGATGCAAACAATATGGATGAAGCACAATACGTTGTTGAAAAACATAAACTATCTAGATCTCAGTTACGAGCATTAAAACGTAGACCTTACTTTAGAGAAACTGTTATTGAAGAAGCCATAGCAGGGGGAGAAAACTATACTAAAGATTATTGGGAAGATGATTTATCTGATTACGCACCAGAACATAGCATTGATAGATTTGAAGTACTTGAGTATTGGGGTATGTGTGATATTGAAATGCTTAAAGAAGAAGGTGTGGAGATACCAGATGAAGTAAAAGATTTAGAAGAGGTATCTGTAAATGTTTGGATTTGTAATGGTAAACTATTACGAATGGTACTTAATCCATTTAAACCTTCTAGAATACCTTATATGGCTGCTCCTTATGAGCTTAATCCATATTCTTTCTTTGGTGTAGGTATTGCAGAAAATATGGACGATACTCAAACCCTAATGAATGGGTTTATGCGTATGGCTGTAGATAATGCTGTATTGTCTGGTAATTTACTTATAGAGGTAGATGAAACTAATCTAGTTCCCGGCCAAGATTTGTCAGTATATCCCGGAAAAGTCTTTAGAAGACAAGGGGGTGCGCCCGGCCAAGCTATCTTTGGTACAAAGTTTCCAAATGTATCAAATGAAAATATGCAGTTGTTTGATAAAGCAAGAGTGCTTGCAGATGAGAGTACAGGCTTTCCTAGTTTTGCACATGGGCAAACAGGAGTGCAGGGTGTAGGTAGAACTGCATCAGGTATATCTATGCTTATGAACGCTGCTGCAGGCAGCATTAAAAATGTTATTAAAAATGTAGATGACTATCTACTAAAACCTTTAGGTGAAGGATTATTTAGATTTAATATGCAGTTTGATTTTGACCCAAAGATACGAGGTGATCTTGAGGTTAAAGCTAGAGGCACAGAAAGTTTAATGGCTAATGAAGTTCGTAGTCAGAGATTAATGCAATTTTTACAAGTAGCATCTAATCCTGCACTAGCACCCTTTGCAAAGATGGATTACATTATTCGTGAGATTGCTAAAGCTCTTGAGTTAGATCCAGATAAAGTTACAAATGATATACGAGAGGCTGCAATACAAGCAGAACTTATGAAAGGCTTTCAACAAGAACAACCACAACAACCCCAAATGGAAGGGCAACCTCCTGCAGGCGCAGATGCAATGGATATGACAGGCGCAGGTGGAGGAACAATAGGTACAGGACAAGTACCTATGCCACAGGAACAAGGATTTAGCGGAAATGGACAAGCAGCTACTCAGCCGCCTCAAGCCGTTGGTGAACAACAAGGAGATGTTGGACCACTTCAATAATTATGTAGACGCTGTAATTCAACAGCAACATAGAGTTATGGAACAAACCGATAACACAGTTGTATTACACAGAGCGCAAGGTGCTATACATAGTCTACGTAAATTAAAACAGTTAAGAGATGAGGTAAATGGAAACACTAATACCTAATAGAGAAATTGTAGGAGAGGCTACAGGAGAGAATACCAGAGCAGGTAGACCTATATTTAAAACTCCTGAAGGTGAATTAGTATCTGAAAAATCTGTTACTATTCCTATAGGTGGAGATCCCTCTAAACCATCTGCAATGACTATTCCTATAGGCGGTAAATATTATAATGTTCCCTCTATACATGGTGGTAAAGAATACGATGAAGAGGCATTAAGTAAAGCAATAATAAAAGGTAGGATAATTCCTACAAGTGTACATAACACAGAAGATGCAGCAATAGAAGCAGCCGAAGAAAGAAGTAATAAATTAAGACGTTTTGATGTTAGCACAGATAAAGACACTACTATTCCTGACTACTTATCTTATTTAAAAGATAATCCAAAAGAAGCAATAAAACAACTTTCTGATTTTATACCCTTAGTTTCTGAAACAAAAGATACTTTTAACTTAGGTAAATCTCTTTTAGAAGGTGAGTATCAAGATGCTGCAATGTATGGAGCAGCTTTAGGATTAGGAGCAAGTGGTCCTACAGGAGACATAGCAAGAAAAGCATTACTTGCAAAAAAAACAACTGTTCCTGTTTTTCCAAAACCTGAAATTAAGTTTCCAGAAGGCTCTCGTCCAAAAGGGGGAGATTACATTGACCCTAGAAGCGGAGATGTTTTATCTGGTAAAAATGTTTCTAATGCAAATATAAAAATTAATGAAGATGGTAAGCCTTCTTTTATGGTGTCAGATGATGATGTCGCAGAAATAGGTTCT